AGAAGAGACAGGTTGCCAGTTATTGAGAAACCATCTTGTCTGATTTGTTCCAGTTAGGTTAATTCTAGTGTCTGCTGTTTGAAATCCAGGTTCGGAAACTTGAATAGTATCACCAGCAGAAGAATATGGAGCATTTTCTTCAGTAGTAAGATTGTATACAACACCTAACGTTAGTAATGTAACATCATCTGATAAAATAGTAGCTGGTTTGTAGACAAACTCTCCAGTATCATATGATAGAGGAGTATTACCTCTATTAGTGATAAAGAATTGATTGATATTTTTATTGCCAAATTCAATAATTTCCGAACCAATCAACACTTTCTCAAAAGGACTCCAACCAGTAGTAGAGAAAACATCAATCTTATCACCTGTGCTACTGGTGCTTGATAAAGGTCTTTCGAGTCTAGTTTTAGTAGATACAGCAAATTCACCATTTACTGTTTCTGGTGCTAATACGATATTCCAAATCTGTTCGCCGTCAAACTTTCCTGCTGCATACACATTATCGACAGTAGCAGAAGAATATCCATACTCATCTGTTGGTGTCTGTATTACTTTCTTTCCAATCAGATTTCGTGGGTCGCCAGATACAATCTTACACTTAAGTGCAAATACATTAATCCAATCTGCTTCAGATACTTTGTATGTAAAATCTCTTGGATTGTATACTTCTGGTTTATTGTCAATATCTTTAGTAACAATAGTATTAAAGATAAACTTAATAGAACTGGTAGTTCCTTTTGCTTTGTAAAACTTCTGAATATTTTTAATCAGAGTTCTCTTATCTACATCTCCTTTGAGATATTTTTCAGGAAAAGAACCTAGGTATTGATTTTCAAAGTTTTTAACAAACGCATATAAAAATAAATTGCTTACATTATATACTGTTTTACCGGCAACATGCGAAGATGCATCAGTACCTGCAAAATTAGAAGAGTCGTATAAGTCTCCTAATGTAGTATTGCCACTAACTCCTCTAGCACAGAGTTGGAGTTCAGTGTCTGTTCTGGTTTGATAGAAGATAATTTCATCTTCAATTCTTACATAACCATTTTTTTCTGGAAATGAACTAGCGTCTTCTAATACAATAGTAGTATCGCTGTCACTAACAGAAGAAACAAGGATATCAGTTTGCTTTAAAAGATTCTGTTCGTAAAAATCAATATCTGCATACTTCTGGATATTGTTAATAAGATCCAGCGTTCCACCTTGAACTTCCTGAGATTCATAATACTTTTTTACAAACTTACCAAAAAGTTCATATTCAGTACTAATAAATTCTGGAAGCTGGGACTCGATCAGAGTAGAAATTCTCTTAGTCTTTACAGCAGGCATTTACTTTACTCTTTGTATGCAGTGAACGAGGAATTAGCAACATCAACGTCAAGATAGACCTCTCGGAATGCCTTGATATCATTAGATAATGGTTTTACTCTAACGGAAATGCGATTATCAAAGAAACTGCCCTTAATAATTGTAAGGGCATACATTTTCAGTTCACCTTCTGCATAATCAATATCGCCAATATCACTGTCGAGGACAACCTTTTCACCAGTTACGCTATCTATTCTATATAGGACAATTTTGCCTGCCCTGTCTTCGACATATACATCAAATGTAGGATACTCAGTTACTCTGAAACCAGTTGACGACAGGACTGGTTCGTCACAGTCCTGATCGAAAGTATTTTGGAAACATACCTCATAATATGACGTGGAGTTAAGTAAAGGATAGAAATCTTTTCTCATAGTAACACTAGTGAGATTGGAAGTAATTGCACGATCTGCATCGTCAATAACACCAACTACTTTACTGTATCTAAATTTACCACTAAATTTCTCGGTATCAGATGTGTCAAGATACGACTGTACTGATCCAATTGCTTTGTCTCTAATTTGTGCTGCTGTGCTATTAGTCGCTTTGCCATCAAAATAAATCTTACTGCCAATCTCAATATACAAGATAGATGGATCAACAATAACAGGTTGCACTGAAGCAACAATATACTGCTTCATTTCGGCAATAATATTTTGTTTTGTCAATGATGTCAGATAACTAGCATCACTTGGTTTTAATACAATAAAAACCTTACCATACTCAGGAGGAACTTGATCTTCACCTCCAAAGATTATAATGTCACTAGTAGAAGGATAGATCTTTCTGACGATTGAAGAGTAATCATTTGACGTTACAGCTCGATCTTGTGCTCCATATGACTTAGGTGCATTGAATTTAATATTATTTGTAGATTCAATGTTCTCACCACCAGCAGATGGAATAGAACTTGTGATGTTTGTAGTAATGTTCTGGGGAGAAACTCCTGAAGTGTTTTCTAACACACCAGAGAAAATAAATGATCTAACACCATTTGATGTAGGACCATTGGTTGTAATGTATGATACTTCAACTCTAGACGCATTCTCTATCTTTTTACCAAGAACACCATCACCTAAGATAACTTCATATCTTTCATCATCAATTTCATCTAAGAAGAAAACCTTTGAATTTCCGTCAACATCTAAAATATTATCTGCAACCAAGTAAGGTTCACTAAATGAACCACCACCAGAGAATACTCTTACTCGAATTGAATTTGTATCGATATTCTGGTTATCTAATATGAATCTCTGATTCTTAAAAGATGTATTAATTGTAAAGGTGTTGACAACTTGAGTTCCTTCGTAAACAGGAACATCAGTAAATGTTGCAACACCATTTGATACTTGTCCTTTTGCATCGTCTAGGACAACATATTGATATAGTGTGTTATCATAATTTGCAATAAATCCCGTACCCTTCTTTAATAAGAGTTCTGTATCGCTCGTGGGATTTACATATGTTGCTGTAAACGAAACATAAGCAACTGGTGCAGTAGCACTCTTGGGTCTGTATCCTAATTGCTTCGCAATCGATACTACGTTGTCCCTCAGGGTCGCTGAATCAATGAATAGTTCATTGACTACCATATTGGTATTAAACGCCGTATAATACGTATTATAGGCAAGTGTATCTAAAAGGGTTGCCATCGCAGAACCCTCAAAATCATAATCAGTAAAATCTGATGTCGCTCTGAGGTAATCCTTCAGAGATGACTTAATATCTTCAAAATCTAGATTAGCAACCTGAGTATAAGGCATTATCGTGTACGCTCTAAGAAGAATTCTACTGCTACTGGTGTATCATCCCTACCGACAATAGTATAGAATAATTCAACTTGATATCCGTTATTTTGTTCGTCTACAAGAATAACAACATCATCGATTAAAATTCTCGGTTCATACTTTTCTAGTACGTCCGAAATTTGTGATCTGATTACACCAGCAGTTGCATAATCAAGTGGTTCAAATAAAGAACTATACAAATCACAACCAAGGTCGGGTTTAAATGGTCTCTCCCCCTTGATTGTGAAAAGTAAAGATGTGATTGATTGAACTATAGCTGCCTTATCTTTCACCGCTACTAAATCATCAGTAACAGGGTGTTTTTTAAACGTAACACTCAAATCTTTGAATGTCTGAAAGGAAGGCATTTAACACACCAATAGGCTGTTACTATTTATCACTTACCAACGAATCCGTCCGCCCACTCTTGAGAATCGAAAACCTCTTCGTTCTTTGCTTTGTTGCGGTTGCGCTTTGCTGACATGTTAAGATACTTATCACTATCAGTCTCAGTGATGAGTGTCATACCTTCACTAACAAAGTCTTCGCCTTTGTCAACTGATCCGTCTAACCTGTTAGGGTGTCCCATTTTGTTTCTCCTTTTGTGTTTGCCAAAAATAATCATCGGTGTCTCCAAGGCGTCCCCAGTCCGTTCCTGACTCTACTTGGTATTCTATGGTAGATACTTTAAAGTCAGGGAACTTGGGTTCCTCAGGGGTAATAGAGAGGTCATACAGACGCATCCTGTTATTAGGATACAATGCATACTGACCGTTATTCAATGCGATACAATTATGTGATTTGTGCTCTTGTGGCACCTCACTTACATTATTATCTATTACATCTGGGTTTGCATGGTAATTATCAAGTGTAAACAAGTATTGTCCTTTCATAAGACCATGATCTCTAGTAAAGACCTCACAGTCCATTGATGAGACAAATCCTTTGTTGATTGCCATGACACCATAATCCATGCAATTCCAAAATTGTAGATTCTCCAAACTCATGTCTATGACTGGGGTTTCAGCGGAGCGTACAAATGCACTAATGGGTAGTTTGTCATACATTGCACCATATGTTGGTAAGTATGTCTCAAAGTAAAAAGCACGCCCAGGTATGCTTTTAGCAGCAACCCAGACGCCCTCTACAAACTCCCCATGTCCGTCTTGATGATCTCGTAAGTATTCTCTACGAACCCAAACTTTCTCTGCAGGAAGATTGCAAATTAAATTCATCCTCTACCTTGTCCTCTGTAACGCTTCTTTGCATTGTTACGTGATGTAGCTGTGTACTTGGTGTGCTTACCACGTCCTTGACGAGTACGCTTTGGATGAGACTCAATTGTCTCAGCACCCGAAAGTCCAACTCTGCTTTTTGCCATTGCCTTTTATCGTTTGACTCCCATATTATAGCACAAAATCAACCTGCTGCAAATACAGTCCAACTTGCTTCTGCCATTAATGCTCCACCAGGTGCTAATGCATCGCCTAATCTTGCAATTGGTCTGCCATTTGCAATTACTTTAGCAGATCCTCCTACTAGTACATCGGGGTGAACGTCATTGCCACATGAATGCGGCGTGAAGGTGTCTCCAGTGCAATGAACCAGTCTTCCATCAGCAAAGACGTTCAGGGCGCTTGTAACGCCTTTTGAAGGAGCATAACATTGGTGTCCTGTAGTGATGTCACCAATTCTACTTACCGGTCTTAATGTTGCCATATTAGGTTATTAACTCGAAGTCTCCAGTAGGTGTATCTAAGAAACCCACCTGCCTATCTATGTAGTATGATAGTCTATTTGCTGCCGGAGTCCAGTTATTTGCTACTAACATCGTTCCTTGAAACGTTGTAACAAATGGAGGACATGTATGTGTTACTATTAACGTATAGTAATATTGCATCACACCAATGAATGATGGTCGCCATTTAACCCAACTACTAATCTCTGGTATAAATGCCGCAATATAATCACTACCTTCTGTAAGAACATCTGCTTCCGTAATCGGCGCTAGTTGCTCTAACGTTATCGGAATCGCTGGAGGTGGAAACATCTCTAACGTAATCTCCTCAGCATCTGGTGGAATATTACTAAACTCTAAAAACTTCCTACCCTGCAATAAATTAATAGCAGTCAATCGATTCACATCAGGTACTACACCCTCGGCTATGGTATCGTAGAATGCACCCTGAAAACTCGGACTCTTTGCATAGTATGACGCATACACATACTCTGCATCATAAAAGTACTTCTCACCATAATAACCCTTCAAAGGTGCTACAAGAGTCATTGTAGGACTCGGTGGACCTGCAATACTCCCATATGCCATCCGTGGTTCTACCCACCCTGCTGACATACTAAAATTGGGAATGTTCGGTACGGGTTTGTCAGCAATATCGATAAGACTTACAATACTATTCCCTAACCCTGTACCACCACTCGGTCCCTGCCCTGGTACTAAAGTAACACTCGTAATTAAATCTAAAAACGGTTCAGGACATCCACCTACTGCCTGTACTGTAATTGACATCGCAGGGTTGATTGTCTCATACAGTATCGGAGCAAGTCCGAGGCGCGGGTTGGTCTGAAATAATGGCACAGTACCAATAGGTTGCAACTGAAATCCAGCGCCTGCTGCGAGGACCTCCTGGTTTGGTACAATCGTTACCGTCATTATACCGCCTTCGCGACAACTGCAAGATCTTCCTTAATACCTTCTACATTATTGTGAAGAAAATCTAATGTGTCTGAGAGACTTTCGTAGTCACTTCCATTAGGACGGCGGTACATTAAAGTTGGTCGCTCCAAGCTCGATATTCGTTGGTCCAGGCTCTGCAACCTCTCGGACAGCTGGCGGAGTACGCTCTCCAGATTCTGCTGCTGCTCTTGTGACTTTTCCATCATTTTGATCTCCTCTCATGAATGCTTCGGATGCTCTCGACTCAAACTCGTCACAGAATGAATCGAAGTTATTTACAATTTCGTCGAAGTTTTTGTAGGCGGGGTTTTCAGTCATTTTTTTGCTGGGAAATTTTTTTCCTTTTCAAGGTTTCTAAAAAACCATTTTCAAAAATATTTAGCGGTCGTCTGGATACTTTTGTAGGTTAGGAGGGACCCATGGATTTTCGCTTGGCGCATCGCTAAGGGGCATAGGGGGGGCATATAACAGTCCTTGAACTGTCTACCCCTGTGCCCTGTCCCCCGTGAGGGGTGCTACCCTCAGAGGTCTGCCATCATCTCATTCATCTCATCTGCATCGATCGCTGCGTCATCCCATGCCACACCATCATCAGTCTTGCCTAGCATCCGTCCGATCTGACCTTCGGTCATGCAACGTTGGAACTTCTCCCATGGTGTCTCGTCCTCACTGCAGAACTTCACACATGCCTTTGCTGTGTTGTAAAGGAACTCATCGTTGCCAATCCACAGCGACACGTTCCATGTCTCATAGTTCGCCCAACCATTGTACGTGTTGTCGGTCATCTGTTCTGGGTAGAGTGCTTCGAGGGTTGCCATGTGTGCTGTGTTGTGTTCTTGTTTAGTATAGACCCTAGAGGGGCGTTGCCTATGCCAGCAGTGCCAGCTCTTGGGTTGTCACACTGCTGATGTCCTCTCCTTCATAGACCCTCACCCATGGGATGGGTTGCCCTGAGGTCAGACGCCAGATCATCTG